GAACAATGGTGCTCCTTCAAGGCAGCACTACGGTTCTGGGGTTAGCTGTAATGGTTCAACTATGACGTTTAGCCCATTCTATATGGGTAATCATACAAAGCCTTTTGACGAAGAGATGTCACAGAGAAGCTACACGGTAGCTGAGAACTGGGGAGGTCAAATCAACTTCATGTTTCCTTTGGATCGTAGAGGTTTAGCACAGTGCAGACGTATAGCCAAACGACAAGAGGAAAAGATGAGGCTTGATTATGAGCTAACTCGGATGCTCAGATGTGCTGAACTTCAACGCAAAGGTTTCATGTTAGCTGAAGGTACACGTGTCTACACCATGTGTAATGACGTAGTACCAATAGTTAAATACGAAAAGAATAAACAGGCTGCTGTTAAACAGTATCTAAAAAAAGAATGTACTCCTAAAAAGAAGAAATTCATTTGGAATAAACAGGAGTATGAATGTCCAACTAAACCCACTGATAAAACATGAGTACATTAAGTGACGCAATAGCTAAGCAAGCTGTAGAGCAAGCAAAAGCAAAGAAGAAAAAGTCATCTAAGAAAAGAGACGAAAACGGTAAATTCATAAAGACAGATGAAAGTTAGAATCGCAATCTTTGTCCTAGTTATCGCAGGTGGAGCGTTTGGTATCCACAAGGTGAACGAATTCAGAAATTCACCATCAGGTCAATTAATAGAAACACTTCAAGAAAGAAAACAACTTATTGAGGACTTTACAAAATCACCAACTCTACCAATCCCACTAAACAAATGATCATCATCAAACCCATCTTAATGACCTTCCTCTCCACATCTGCTGTGAAGAATTTGATCATTCAACTGCTAGAGGCTTATGCCAACTCTACAGATAATACTATTGACGACAAAGCAGTAGAGATTGTTAAACGAAACCTATTTCCAGGAATTAAAGACGAATGAAGAAACGAGCCACTGAAGACCAATTTAACGAACTACATAACCTTGTTACAACTGAGTTTCTAAAGCGAGTCAAGAGTGGCGAAGCTTCTACTCAAGATCTCAAGGCAGCCTGTGAATGGCTTAAAACAAACGACATAAACGGTATTGCAATTGAAGGTAATCCACTTTCCAAGCTTGCAGCTGTAATGCCAAAAGTAGACCCCGAACTCGTACAACAGAGACTATATGGCAAGCGGAGCTAAGTACGCTAACGGCAATTATAAAGACCAACAAAAAGCGTATAACAAAACCAAGAAAGGGAAGAAATTAAGAGTCAACGCTAACAAGCTTAATAGAAAACTCGGTACTTACGGTAATGGTGACGGCAAAGATGCTGCTCATTACAAAGGGAGTACTACGGAAGGCAGAACCCAGTCTCCATCTATTAATCGTAAAAGCAGACTTAAATCTCGTAAATGACCCCACTACTACCTAGCCCTCAACATTATTTACAAAACCTAATAACCATGACAAGTCCTGATGCTAAACGGCTCTGGAGAAGAGCTATTAAAGAGCACTTTAATTGTCAATGTGTTTATTGCGGAAACAATTATGAAATTCATGAACTTACACTCGATCACGTCAAACCTAAAACTAATGGTGGAGAAGATCTTACAAGCAACCTCGTACCAGCCTGTAGGAAATGCAATCAAGGGAAAGGTAGCAGTCATTGGCTCAGATGGATGCGTCAGACATTTGGACGTAACCCTTTAAGAGAACAAATGATCATTCAACATATCAATTAAATGGCAAGACTCACAGGTGCTGAACGTAATAAACAAGTTGCGGGACGCAAAAGAATCACTACTACTGGTGATTATAAACATGGTAGGACAAGAGTAGTTAGAGGTAAGACTCAATACTGGAATGCTAATTCTGGACGTTGGCAAAACACTAAGCCTGGTCCAAAGATTTCTAAATCAGATTATAAAAGTACTACTCAACAAGAAAATACTAAAACAAGAGCTGAGAAACTGAAAAGTGGTATGGCTACTTGGAGACCTAAAACAGGGGATCAAAAAGTATTAAATGCTCAGATGAAAGCTAAGAATGAGAAAGCTTCTAATTATGTCACCAAACCTAGTCCTAGTTGGACAGTAAAGAATAAAGATGGTGGTGGTGATACGAAGAGCAGTGGTAAAAAGATGCACGCCATTGAGAAGAAGAATAGAGAGATCTTTGGTGATAAAGCTATCGACAAGCTAAAAGCTGACCACGCCAAGTGGAAAGCAGATAGGAAAAAGGCAAGAGAAGAAAGAAGAAAGAAAAGACTAAAGGCTAAGAAATAATGGCTGAACAATTTACAGGAACGGCTACCTATGAATCCCCTAAGGATAAAGCCGATGCAAAGGAGTACGCCGACATGAGGAAGGCGAAGACAGCGTACTTCAAAGAAAGATCTAAACGCCTCAAATAACAAATAAAAAACAACTTCGATGCCGTCCGCAAGGGCGGCTTTTTTTATG